TGATACGCCATTTCTACCCAGATGGGCCAGTTGATGCTCGGGTTGGGATCGTTTTCCTCAATTAACCCAGTGACCACCCTCCACCCTAACTCAGTAGCATCTAGTTCCTCTTGGAATAGAGGCCACCATGTAGGACCGTTTAGAGGTACGGGCATCATCTTTCGTACTCCCTGTTGAATCGTGTGCTGCCTCGGTCTGTGAGGCAGTACTCGTGGACTGGACGGCCAAGGTGCCAGCCTGCCCGGTCACTGGCGTAAATCCAGTCACCGCACAGGTCGCACTCCCTGCCGTATGCGTTACCGGCTCGGTAGGTGGGTCGGGGGTGGTTGCAGCTCGAACAGGTGACTTGGGTAAGTCCGTGCTTGCAGGTCATGTCGCTCTTCCTTCTGGTTCATGGGAGGCAGGAGATGTGGACGGGGCGCTCTTCCCGCCACCACCCTGCTTCGTCTTCGGTATCTATCCAGTTCCCACAGAGGTCGCACTCTTGGTTATGGGCATCTGGCACTTGGTAGGTGAGTGGGTTGTGGGTGTTCATGCTGCTCCTTTCCTTCCTGCTGCGCAGCTTCACGCAACTGAGTACCACACGGGGGACAGGTGTCACGAGCGACGTAGGAGCGAGCTAGAGTCGAAGGCGGGGTCTTCTGCTCGTGCCTCGCAGGCCCTTGGGCCGTTGCGGGGTTCCATCCCTGGAGGGTGCTTGGGTTGTTACTCGACACTGGCGTCTTGCGACTGAGGAAGGAGCAAGACGCCACACATGACTCCGAGCTAAGCGAGGAGCGAGCGAGTAGCGAGTTCCTTTGGTCGAGGGAGAGCGTGCGTGCACCTTGGGTGGACCCTCAGGGATGGCACGAGCGGTGGACCCCGACCGACTTGACACCGAACGGGCCCCAGTGTGGTACGGGGGAGGGGGCCGGTGCCCGCTTGCGGGCAGGGCGTGAGCCCAGGCCAACGGAGGAGCCTTCCACACACACACGTCTCATGTGCTCACACCACCCACAGTGCACCACGCACAGCACCCAAGCATCCCGGCGGAGCCGACCCGCAGGGCGGGTACCCTCATCCGGTACCATCTGTGGGGGAGAACGAGGCCACCCCTCAGAGTGCAGGGCCTCGAACACTGGAGAAATCTACGGACCCAATGTCCATGAAGATAAAAAGCGACGAGCGTAGCGAGGAGCGGAGCACCCTCCGATTACCTAGAAAACTGCCAATACCCTCCGATTTCCCTATATTCTTGTTCCGCTGACACCGGAACACGCCAATATCTGGAACCTCCCTCCACCAGGCCCCCCGGAGACCCTTCCTCCTCCCGCCACTCCCCACCGCCATCCTCTTCTCTTCTCCCGGGGGACCTACCCTATATCCCTACGCCTTCCGAGACGTGTCACCGTGACGACGGCCACCCCTTAGAGGGGGGTGGGCCGTCACGATTGCGTGTGCGAGGCCGTCGTCATTGAGTTTCTACCGTGACGGCACTCTTCAGCCGTCACGGTGATCGGGAGGGAAGCCTGTCGTTGTTGAGGAATTCCACCGTGACGGCTCGGACGGGAATATCGGCCTCGGGCGGGGTGTTGAATCGAGGGACAGAAAGGAATCGTGTGCCAGACAAGAACTCCCCGATCCGCAGCATGGTGGCTGAGTACGTCCACGCCCGTCGGGTGGACGATCTGATCGAGCTGGTTTTCTACCGAGGCCCAATGGGGAACTACGAGGCCCTCACCCTGAAGGCAGCTCGGGACTTGGCTTTCGAGCTTCTCATCCTGGTTCCCGCCCGTTGAGTGACATCACCGTCCCGGTCGAGCCGCTCCGCCTCTACTGGGGCGGGGCGCTCGACTCTATTCCCGAGCCCGACTGGCTGATCGACGAGTACCTGCCGTCCGAGAGCTTGGTGGTGCTCCACGCCGAGCCGAACGTGGGCAAGTCCCTCCTCACGATGGACTGGGCCCTGTGCGTGGCGGCGGGCTGGAGCTGGATCGGGCACGAGACCGAGCCCGGCCGGGTGGTCTACCTCACCAGCGAGGGCAAGCACGGCCTGCGGGGTCGGGTGGACGCCTGGCGGCAGTCCCGTGAGGCCGACTACGTGCCTCAGAACATCGCCTGGGTGATCGAGAACCTCGCCCTCGGGGCCAGCGACGGGGCCTTCGGCCCGGACAGGGACCGGCTGCTCCGCACCGTGTCCGAAGTGCGTCCTTCCCTGCTCGTGATCGACCCGCTCGCCAACTACTTCCCGCCCGGGAACGAGAACGACGCCGGGGACATGTCCGCCTTTACGGCCCTGATGCAGGACATCATCGGCATGGGGTCTACGGTCGTGGTGAACCACCACCAGACCAAGAGCACCAAGGACCTGCGGGGCTCGGGGGCCCTCCGGGGAGCAGCGGACGTGGTTTACACCCTCCACCCCCAGTGGGGGAAGCTCTACGACCCCGAGGACCTGAACGAGGTCGTGGGCCGGGAGTTGCTGGCCTCCGTGCTCGTGCCCGAGAAGGTGAAGGACGGGGCGAAGCCCGAGCTGATGAAGTTCGTGCTCCAGGAGTACAACGTCCCGACCAAGCGGGGCACTTCCGTCGCCCTGCGCCTCCGCTCCAGTGCCTCGGACCCCCTCACCGCCGCCGCCCCCGGACAGGCCGTGCTCGTGCAGATACTCAACGAGCAGGGTGGCAGTCTCCCCCGAGCGGACCTCCGGGCCGAGGCTCTGCGCCGCAAGATCAAAGAGGGCTCGTGGACCAAGATACTGAAGAATGCCAAGGACTCCGGTCGGGTCCGGGAGACCGAGGAGGGCATTGTGGAGCTGATCGGGAATATTCCCCCGACGAACGTGGTTGAAGGTACCGAGAGAAAGGAAATCGAATGAGCAAAACGAAAAGCAAGTTGGGGGCGACCGCCCAGTTACAGGCCATGAGTGCCCGGGCAGCCGCCCTCTTGAAGGCGCTGGAGCACCAACAGATGGAACTCCAGGAGATGCACGAGAAGGTGGGCCGCATGGGTTACGTGCTTACCTTCATCGCCATCAACTCTGAGTTTCCCATCACGATCCCGATGGATTGGACAGCTCCGACCGACTTTGCCGGGCTGGACCTGCTTCCCGACCCTGAGAACGAGACCCTGCACGTTGTGCCGAAGTACCTCCCCGAGGCAGTGCCTGTGGAGGAGCCGCCCTCTTGAAGGCGCTCCGACGCATCATCAACATCGACATGGACGGCTGTGTCTACAACTTCGAGGACGCCATGCGAGCCTATGCAGGCAAGCTCCTCGACCGAGAGCTACCTCCGTGGAACCAGTGGGATGCTTGGAAGGACTGGGGCATCACCCCCGCCGTGTGGAAGCGCATCTTCCGCTCCGGTGTGGACTCGGGCGAGATATGGGGTCAGGGGGCTCCGTACCCCGGAGCGTTCGATGCTTTGTGGGCCCTGTCCGACGACGAGTGGCACATCCGTATCCTGACCACCCGACTCGTTCACAACTTCGACTACGCACAGGCCGTGAAGCTCACCGCCGACTGGCTCGAAGCGAACGGGATGCCCTACCGTTCCCTCGCTGTCATTGGTGGGGAGGACGATACCAAGCTGCACTACAAGGCCGAGGCGCTCGTGGACGACAAGACGGAGACGGTCAACATGTGGTCGATGATCTTCCCTGGAGCCATTATCCTCAACCGTCCGTGGAACCTTAGTCGTGAGGCTTTCTCTACGGTCCATCGGGCCGAGGGATGGTCAGACGTGCTTTCGATCTTGGGAGTGAAGTGATGGACCGCAGCAAGAGTTGCCAGGTAGTGAATTGCTGGTTGTCCTCACAACGGCCTGACTACCGTTTGTGTTCAAAGCACTATGAGGAGTACCAGACCGTGGACTTTCCCATCACCAAACCCGCACCGGAGGAGCGCATCACTAGCTCGACTGGCGGGGAGAAGGGTCAGAAGGACGTGCAGCTCCATGCCATGCCCTGGGAGGCTCTCCAGGACCTCGGCAGGGTCTACGCCTTCGGGGTTGGCAAGTACGCCGACTACAACTTCCGTAGGGGCTACGACTGGTCGCTCTCGTTCGACGCTCTGTTGCGTCACTTGTTCGCCTTCTGGTCGGGCGAGGACCTCGACCCTGAGTCGGGCCTTCCCCACATCGCCCACGTCGCTTGGCACGCTCACACTCTCGGGCTCTTCGCTGCCGATCCTCAGTATGCCCTGTTCGATGACAGGCCCAGGCGTGCGAGCTGAGACCGACGGTCTGATCTACCGCTCCCCTGTGGGGCGTGTGCAACGGTACGATCCCGCTCCCACGCCGAAGGGGAAGCCTCAGGGCTTCTGGTTTCTCTGTGAGCGGGACGGTGACTGGCACGCCTTCTCGATGGTGCAGGTGAAGCTCATTGCTCACCCGAAAAGGTGGTTCGCAGCGTACCTCGCACTCCCGAAGAGGAAGAGGGTCTAGTACAGGAGATAGCCAGCAGCGATCAGAGCTGAGTCCATCGCCGCCTTGATATCTGCTTCGATCCCCTTGTAAGTGCTGTGCCGGTTGTTCCAGACCGTAGCTACAGCCGTCCAGACAGCGGCGAAGTTTTCCAGTTCCCCATAGAAGCGGAAGTTGGCGGAGAAGCGGGCGTGTGTCGAGAACGATCCATGCAGTTTGGCGTTCACAATTGCCAGGATGTCGAGTTCGTGGTAGTCGTCTCGGACGCCATCGAAGTAGTAGGCGTCGGCCAATAACGCCATGATGCGAGGTTGATCTGCCATCGTTCTAGACTAGCAGCATGGGTCGGCCTGTAATCGACGCCACTAGAGCGTGGAACGAAATGGAGGAGTACTGGAGGTCCGGTGCTCCCGGTTTCTTCGTGCAACCTCCTCTCGGGGCTGGCCTCGATCCTGTCTACGTCGTCACTCCCCCAAGCAAGAAGGGAACCAGCGCCGCAAAAGCGTGGGCCAAGCGGGCGTTCTTTGAGTTGGTGCTGCACAACTGGCCCTACGCCAAGGCGGCGGAGGGCATTGGCTACTCGATCAAGTCCTCCTGGGAGAAATGGTCTCAAGAGGACCCCGAGTGGGCCTCGAAGGTGCGGGAGCTTCGCAACTCTGGTGTGTCGTGGGAGTACCCCGACATGTCCAACGTCACGTTCGCTGACTTCGTGTGGCGCTACTTCGGCTTTCGGCTCTCTGCGCACCAACAGCAAATTGCGGAGGCCCTGGCGGACCCCTTCGGCCGGATCGTGGAGATTCTCGGCCATCCTGAGAGCGGCAAGTCCACGATGGTCTCTCTGTGGTACGTGTGCTACCGCATCGCTCAGAACCCTGATATCCGTGTGGCCCTCGTCTCGAAGAACGGCGATCAGGCCGAGGCCCTCCTCGAACGGGTGAAGCGGTACCTAACCGACCGTTCTCTGTTTGTAGGGAAAGAAGGGAACCTAGTTGACGACTTCAACGGATGGAAGTCTGAGACGGGCGAGGGCATGTGGCGTCAGGATCGTATCTTTGTGCGTCACCGTCGTTCAGGAGAGCGAGACCCGACCATCCAAGCCCTCGGCATCGGCAAGCTCATCTACGGGACCCGTATCGACCTGCTGATCCTCGACGATGCCCTCGTGATCGACAACCAGATCAGCGAGACCATGCGCACCAAACTCGACAACTGGTTCACTGGGGAGGTCCGTTCCCGTGCCAATCGGGGGCAGACGGTCATCAACGGCACTCGGCTCCTTCCCTTCGACCTCTACGGTGTATGGAAAAAGCGATGGAAGGGCCTCAAGACCTTCCGACTGATCGTGATCCCTGCCATCCTGGACGAGTTCACCGACGAGGAACGAGCGAGCTGGCCCGAGTACTGGGACCTCGAAGGGAAACTGATAGAGGACCCAATCATGGGGAGCGTTTTCCGTCCCGGGCTGCGGGACGTGAGAGCGGAGTTCGCCACCCACCCCGCACGATGGAAGCTCGTGTGGCAGCAAGAGGACTTGGAGGACACTGAGAGCGTCTTCCGCACCGACCACATGGAGAAGGCGTACGCCCTGGGGGCCAACTTCTCCCTCGGCACCGTGCTCGATCACGAGATTCTGATCCTCGGAGCGGACCCAGCTACCACCGGACGTGCTTTCACGGTGCTGCTGGCGTTCGACCCCAGTACCCGAGTGCGTCGGGTGGTGGACCTCTTCGTGCGTTCGGGCCTTGGGGCTACCGGGATTCGCAGCAGTCTCTTCTACCAGTTTTGGGATCGGTATCGGGATCATCGAGTGCAGTACTCGGCTGTCGAAACAAACTTCTGTCCGACCCTTATGGGCGACGAGGCTTTTATGGCAAGGGCCAACCAGGCAGGGACCATCGTCGTTGACCACAAGACTCTTGCCCGAGGGCACAAGCCGGGAGCCAAGTGGGACGAGGAGTATGGTGTGTCCGCCCTGGCGTCCTTGTTCGGGAATGGGCTCATTGCCTTCCCTTCCCTGACCGAGTTGGACAAGGAGCAACTGCGTCCCCTAGTCGAGGACCTGCTCGCCTTTCCCTTCTCGCAGGAGCAGGACGGGGCCATCGCTCTGTGGGTAGCGAACGGGGTGGCGGCGCAGGCTCGGCACGAGAAGGTTGACCAAGCTATAGTGATGGAACGCAGAGGAGTCCCACCGATCATCCGGCAACGTGGAGCAGCTCGCCAGAACCTGGCGGAGGCTGCGTCTCGTTACGCCCGCAGGTAAGCTAACAGCATGGACTTTTCTCCAGGCTACTCTCCCGTCGAATACGGCCAAACAGTGCCCGTCGTTGTAGCTCCAGGCATGGACCTCCGGTCTCGTCGGGACTTTCTCGTTGAAATTCACCGGCAGTGGAAGAGCCGGGTCCAGGAGGTCACGCTCATCGTGAACGGTGAGTGGGACGTGGTGTGGCCTGACCTGACCAAGACCCGAGAAGCGCCCACCGTAGCGAACATCATTGAGATGGGCATCTCGCACTGGGCCTCGATCTTCGGAGCGGTGCTCCCCACCGTGCGTTGCCCCGTGCCTGTGGTCGAGAACAGAGCTGTGGGCAAGAGGGCCGCTCGCAAGAGAGAGCGGCGTATCGAGCAGTTGTGGGGGGAGAGCAACATCCTGGAACTGCTCGCTCTCGGCGGCGGAGACTATTCCGGCACCGGCAGCGTGACCTTCGGTGTGTGGGCCGACTTCACCAAGGAAGCGGCACAGCGCAATCCGTACGTCATGCGCTTCGACCCTCGCCACACGTACGTCTTGCGAGACCCGCAGGGAGACGTGTCCGAAGTCCTCGTCGCTCGACGAATCTCCCGCACCGAGTTCGCCACTTCCTACCCCGAGTACGCCGGGCGTTTCCCTCGCAAGTCGGGGGAGCTTTTGGAGGAGTGGTTCTGGTACCAGAATGACAGGTTCATGCTCGCCATCGCTGACGTGGATGAACCGAACCTCCTGGGCTTCGTGCCCGTGGTGGAAGTCGTGCGACCCACGTTCGATGGGCAACGGCGTGGTCTCTTCGATCAGGCCATGCACGTCATGCGCACCGTCCACCGATTGATGTCACTCACCATCATGGCGACCGAGGAGGACGTGTTCCCACCCGTGCTGGAGTTCAACACCTTGAACCCCCAAGACTTCGGGCCTGCGGGGATCGTTCACGCTCGATCCTTCGATGCCCGGTTGGAACGTATCGGGAGCACGTCCAAGTTCGACGTGAAGGACCTCGTGGCCCGACTGTCTGAGGAGGCTCGTCAGCAGTCGGCGTGGCCGCAGCAACTCCACGGGGAGCCCGGTGCGTCCATCGCATCCGGTCGGGCTATTCAGGCGAGCATGGGCCAGATCGACGCCCGTCTCGCTCTCGCTCACAAGCAGTTCGAGCGAATGCTCTCGAAGGTCTCGGGCTTCCTGCTCGCCTTCGACGAGAAGTACTGCGCTGGGGAGAAGACCATCTACGGCGACGAGCGGAGCGGTCGAGTCTCTGACAAGTACAACCCCGAGAGCGACGTGGACGGCAACTACAACGTCACCGTGACGTACGGAATCGGGGCCGGTTCCGATCCCGCCTCGACCGAGATGCGTATGGCTATGTGGCTCTCGAACGAAGTGTTGTCCGTGGAGACGGTGCGGGAGCAGTTGCCCTTCCTCCAGGACCCGACCGTCGAGGAGCTGCGTCGGGCTCGGGCGGACACTCGGAAGGCCATCATGCTCGGACTGTTGCAACAGGCGAGTCAAGGCAACCTCCAGTTCGCAGCCGTATTCCTGAAGCAGTTGGAGAAAGAGGACGTGTCCATCGACGATGCAATCGAGGGTCTGATGAAGATCATGCAAGCGCCTGCCGGGCCTTCGCCGGGCTCGGGCCTCCTGCCCCCTGGAATGGATGGCGGTGGCGGTATGGAAGCCGTGCAGCAGATGGAGTCCCTCGCTCGTGGTGGGATTCCCGGTAGCGGCCGACAGGCCCCTCCCAGCGTGGCTTTGCCTCCCCTCCAGCAGATGCTCGCTGGGCCGAGACAGGTGGCCTAATGCCGACTGACATCTTTCAGGGGACCCGCTTCCCGGAGCAGGGCAAGCGTCAGCAGCTTCAACAGATGGCTTCGGCGGGGGGTGTACGTACATCTGCCGTACCTGCCCGCCAGCCTCGTGTGGCTGCGGCTGGTGCTCAGATGGGTCTGAACATGGGTTCTCCGTTGCAGCGCCTCGCAGGGCAACCACCGTCACAAGAACCCATCACGGAAGGACTCAGTGTTGGTCCAGGTGGAGGACCATCCGGTGTGCCTCGGAGTGAGGAGCTGATGGCACAACTCACGCAGGTCCAACGCCTGGCTGCCATCGCCCAGTACGCTCAGACTCCACACCTGCGGCGTATCGCAGCGGCCCTATTGCGCCAACTTGCGGCACAGCGCCCCAGGACCGTCTAGTGCCTCCCACCACCAGTCGTCGGCCTCGGCTGGGACGTTCCCGACCAGTTGTGGAGCAGTATGGTCACGCCCTGGTTGATCGGGTGCCTTGGGACCCGGGACCGACTTGGGCCTCCGTACGAGAGCGAGAGGACCCACTGCGGCGGTCGATGCAGGACTACGCCGCTCGGGTAGACAACACCCACGTCCGTAACCGAGCGAGTGCCGGTCCCGCCGCTCTCGTACAGTACAACCCGGCAGACCTGGCCCTCTTGAACGAGGACATCCTCGAAACCGTACAGAACGGTATCGAGGGCTACTCAGCCATCGCAGCGCAGCGCCAACGCATGTTCGATCAGGCCGCTGCCAACGCACGCAACGCCGTGCGGGCCGATGATGCCAAGGCCAACCTCGGTGAGTTCTTCTTCGGCCAAGTGTTCAAGCCCGCCCTCACAGGCGCACCGGACGAACGGCTCGCAGCGGCGTTCCGCTTTGAGTATGACAAGCTGTCGGCCGATTACTGGAAGTCCATCGAGGACACGGGTGCCCCGAAAAAGAGTCCCCTGTTCATGGTGCCCCTCAAGAGGGCGGGGGAGTTCTTTGGACAGATGTTCGAGCAGCTCGACAAAGTTCCCGCCAGTGCCTTTCTCGGGCCGATGGGTACCCCTCTAGTCATCCTGGAGGAGGCTACGTCCCTTGGTCTGGTGCAGGGTCCTGAAACCCTAGTGCCCACGTCCGAACAGAGGAGAGTCTTGGCCGAGCGCCAGAGTGCCCGTTACCAACAGAACCTCGCCACGATGACCGACATCCAGTTCGCCGACCTCGATCCCGAAGCGCAGGACCTGTTCCTCCAGGCAGCGGGTGGTGACTACACGCTCGCATCGACGTTCCTCTTGCAGGGCTTCCTCGGCAACCCGGAGAACCTTGATGAGGTACAGCAGCTCCAGCAGGACTCGTTCGGGTCGGAGGAGGACGTGTTCTTCGAGCAACTCAAAGAGAACCAGTTCCGTACGGACTACAGCGTGCTCGATCTGCTCGACGATTGGGGTCGCCTCACGGCCGGTGTCGCTATCGGTGCAGGGCTCTTGGTCAGCGACGAGGATGTGCGGTCGATGGCCGGGGACGGGAAGTTCATAGACATCTTGGACGAGATTGCTACGTACGACGCTAAGCCCTCGGCTGTGTGGGGCTTGGAGGACACCTTTCTAGGGCTCGGTGTGGACCTGGGCCTGATGACCATCTTCGACCCGACAACCTGGCTCTTCGCTCCTGCCAAGGGGGCTGCTGCCCTACGCCAGTTCTCGTCGGCCGAGAACGTCATGGCTCTCGTTGCGAGCCGTTCGGGACGACAGGTCATGGATGACATAGTGACTATGACCGGCCGGGGTGCTCGTTCCCGAGCGATGGCCGTCGGGTGGATGGCTCCCCAGTTCCGTAAGCCTTTCATCGAAGCCGTGAAGACCGGAGCCGAGGCGGACGTGAAGAAAATCTTCACGGATGCGATCCTCCTCGGAGGCCGACCGGGCAACGTGGACAACCTCATGTGGGGCCAGTACATGGGCAACGTGATCCGAGCCACTCTCGACGATGCGGGGAACGACGTGGTGGCAACGGCTCGACGGTTCACTACCGCCGTCCCCAACCGTACCAGTGTCGAGTTGTACGGGGCTTCCTTCACCGACGAAGTGGGGCAGATGTTTGCTGCTCTCTACGGTGAGGACCTCACGAAGTTCGATGCCTTCTATGACAAGTTCATGGACGGTGCTCTGTCCGTGGTATCGCAGCACTCCGACGAGTTGGACGTTCTGCGCACGGAAACCGCTCGACTGCACGAGGACGTAACCTTGCTCTCGAAGCTGGCCGAGGGAGACGTGCGCCCTCTGGCCGAGGGTTTCAGCCTCGGAGGTCAGTCGTACGACGATATCGACTCCGCCATCGGCTTCCTCGATAACCAGATCGCTGCGGGGGGGCAGACTGGTGACGATCTGTTGCGCTTGCAGCGACGGCATCGGGGCTTGACGGACATGAAGACCCGAATAGATGGACGTTCTCCAGCAGACGTGAAAGCACTGGGCGAGAAAGCGGTCATGTCCTCTGAAGAGTATGCAGCGAAGCACGTTACGGGAGAGATTGCCAAGTTCGAGCCCATAGCAGCTCCAGGTCGTGCCGACGGTGTTGGTGCCCCCTCCTTGAGTCAGGATGGTGCAACCCTCTCTGTTCCCCTCTTTCGCAGTGAGCAGATGGTTGGAATTGTTCGTCTGGATTACGACGCTGCGGACAAGCTCATCGACTTTTCCATCACTACCACCAAGGCACACAAGGGGGATGGGCTTGCTCTTTACAAGGCTGCGCAGAAAGCGGAACCACAGCTCGACTCCTATTGGCTTGCTACCCACACTCCGACCGCAGTGAGTCAGGACGGTGCTCGTTTTATGCAGTCTGTCATCAGGCACGAAGCTCGCAACGTAGCGGGGTCGGTCGGTTCTCGGAACTTGCTGAAGGAACTGACTCCAGCCCTGAAGAGCGCCTCTACCAAGTTGCAGCAACACGTCCTGTCCATGAAGGACCTCGACGGGCGACGGAAGCTGGGAGAGATGCTGTTGAAGGAGTACGACGCCTACGTTCGTACGGACCCGGTGCTGGCGAAGATTCCCGGCCTTTTGGACGACAAGACGGGGACCATCAACTGGGGTGTCCTGCGGGGAGACGCTCCCTGGCGGCGGGGTCGGAGTCGGCGCATCGACCCTAAGGCGGGAGCCGATCTTCCGGGACCGATCAAGCGGGTGCTCACTCCGAACTTTGAGGGCATGAGCGTGAACTTGCCGGTGTCTCCTCTCGACCTGCAAGTGGCCCGAACGCTATACACCCGAATCTTGCGTGGACAAGCCCGAGGAAAGAACCAACTCACTCGTGCCTTCACAGAGGCGTGGAACAAGTGGCTGCGGGTGAAGGCACAGAACGGTGTCGGTCGGTGGTACGAGATAGCACGGCGTTTCTTCATGTACGACAAAGTGCTCCGACCGGCGACTGCGATGGTTGCCCACCTAGACGAGTTCTATCGCATCGGTCACGACTACGGAGTGAAGGGGCTAGGTGCGTGGATCGAGCGAGACGTGGCCCGGATAGGCCGCACCACTGACGGTTTCCTTTCCCGCATCACGGCGGGCAAGGTGAGCTTGGGTCCAGTTGGGCAAAAGGCCGAGGACGTGCTGCGCCGCTTTCGGGAGTCCGTTCCCCGAGAGGTTTCGGCCCGGCAGGCGTCTCTGTTCCAAGCGGGAGGAGAGGCGTTCATCAACATCCCTCCCGGTTCGTTCGAGCACCTGAACGCAGGACGCAAGCTGACCGACTTCTTCCTGGAAGACACCGGGTTCCTTGCCTCTCGTCAGGGGAGATTCGATGCGTGGTGGGACAGTTCTGCGAACTGGATGAAGCAGGAACTGGTCCAGGACCACGTTCGCAAAGTCGTTCGTCCCATGACGAAGGAGGACGCACTGGCAATGTACGAGAACGTGTGGAAGTTCCTGTTGGGTCGGTCGAAGGACAAGGCCCGGGCCTCAAAGGCATGGACGGAGGCGGTGGGTAGCTCGGCGCAGATGGGCCGGTCGGCTGGAGTCCCCGAGTGGCTGCTGGACGACCTGGGTCCCCTACCTGGATGGGCGAAGGACCCCGAGCGGTTGAATCCCGGCAAGGGCGTAGCGGAGTTCTTCGACTACCTCTTCCTGCAACCCCAGGCTGGGCGACAGGAGCTGATAGCTTCCCTCGAACGGACCAGGGAAACGAAACGCCTCACGAGTCTATTCGAGTCGCAGGGGTACAACATCGTGCCCACGGCCGACCTGGAGCGCATCGCTCTAGGCATAGGAATTCCCACGCCTTTGTCCAGAGTGGCCTCGGGCTTCCTCGACGAACGGCTGCTTGCGGCCAAGATCATACCGGAGTCGTACGTGCAGCACGTCGCTGACCAGACTGCGACCAGGGCCATCGACCGCATCATGTACCAGTGGCACGTCTCTTCTCCCGCCGGGATGGCGGCTCGTCACGTCGCTCCGTTCGGGAAACCGTACGCCGACATGTGGGCCTATTACATGCGGAACGTTTTCGCCAAGCCTGTCCTGAGAGGGCACTTCATCGGCGCTAATCACCCCCGCATCTCTGGCTGGATCGACCAGGCCATGAAGCACTATCCGGTGGGTGTGCTCCCGAACAGGACCACAGCTCTCATCTCTCGTGTGGCGGCTCTGGATATGGAGCTGGAGAATCAGGAGATAAACATCCGTCTACCCTGGCCGTTGAGCATCCCCTTCGGAAAGGACATCAACATCGAGGGGGTGGACCTCGGCCCGGCCACCTTCCTTCCGCATGAGGGAGAGAACCCCTTCTTCTCTCTGATACCCGGCTTGGGAATGTTGCCGATGTCGTTCATCGACTTCCTCGTGCCCGATCCGACCTCCGACAAAGAGAACTGGAGCGCCTTCAGCAAGTGGATGAGCGAAGAGCTTCCGGCGTTCTTGC